AGGCCCCCATGCAGTTAATTGCAAAAACTGGCCGCTGCGCTTTTACGCAGGGCCAGCCTAAGTCTACCAGACTAATAGTAGAAAAGGGACATCTCATCGTCACCTGAGATGGACGCGAAGTGCAGCGCGCCATTCAAGTTGCGGATGCCGTTATTGTCCTTGTACGTCAGGCCGGTGTACTGCGCGGCCGGCGCGTAGAAGGACACCTTGTTGCCCGGAACGGAGCCGAACCTGGCCGACATCGGGAACGAAACGGCGTTTGCCAGATCGCCCCAGAAGTCGTGGTTCGCCACCAGCACGGATTCCGGGTCGATGCCGCCTTGTGGATCGCGGCTGGTGATCCGGACGCCGAGGTAGCCGTTCGGGGAGTTCGCCGAGGTCCGGGTAGTGATCTTGTTCTTCACGTCCCAGGTGAGCGAACTGATCACCGGCTGGAAACTGTCGGAGACCGCCAGGCAGGCATTCTGCATCAGCGGCGGCTCGTTCAGCGAGTCGAACGTCGGCGTCGGGAAGGTCGCGTCCACCACTGGCACATACGAGCCGGTAAAGGTGAACGACAGTGTGGCGAAGTTTCCGGCGGTCGCCGACATACTGACCGTACCGAAAGCGCCGGCGAGCGCGTGCATGGAGCCATCGATGTAGAACTGCATACCGATCGACTCGAAGCCGGTCGAGCGCGGGGTGTAGAGCACGCCCGGCGGGTAGATGGTGACGAACCACTGCTGGCCCACGACCAGCGCCCCGGTCCAGGAGTGCGTCAGCAGTAGGCCGTAGGAGCCGCAGATCAGCGGGGCTCCGGAAGCCAATACCACGCCGGCCTGGGCCGTATCGAGGCTCGGGTCGTTCGGCACAACCGAGACCTGGGCCGTGCCCAGAACGCCACCGGTGGTGACCGTGATGGTGTAGGTGACCGGATCGGTATTGGACAGACTGCCGCCCGCCTCGCTTGGTCCCCAGGTGACAGTGGGGCCGGGCGTCGCGGCGGAGTTCAGAGTCGCCTGCACCGGCGTAAAGGTGGCGGTGTTCTCCACGGTTTCCGTGAACCCGCAGGCGCGCAGCAAGCGGCCTGCTCGCGCCGGCACGTTGACGAGGCCGTTGTTCGCCACTTCGATATCGAACTTGATGGTGGCGAGCTTCTGGCCCTGCTGGATCGGGAACGGCGAGATCGAGGCCCGCACGTAATTGCGGGTCAGCATTTTGAAGCTCGGCGCAAAGGTCGGGGCCGAGACCAGGATGGCGTCCGCGGTCGGGCTCAAGCTCGGTATCGTGCCGTAGGTCGTCTCCATCCCCACGAGGAGGACGGAGCGCATAGTGAGCATCGGGGTCGGTATCGTCATTTAGGCGGTCCCTTCTTTCTAAACGGCGACTTAACCGATCGCCGCCACGGGCAGCGGGTACGTCAGGGTACGCAAGTTGTTCACGGTCTGGCGCACGGTCGCGATCACGTTGGCGAGCGAGGCGAACACCGAGGCTGCTTCCGTGGTGGCGACCTGGGAGAGCGCGACACCGTCCGACACCGAGCCGGTGGTCAGGGACATGGCCGGGAAGCCGGCGCTGGTCATGAACGAGTCCCCGAGGCCGAGGTTGTTCGTGATCAGGTAGCCCGGCAGATCGGGGTTCGTCAGCGTGAACGGAACCGCCAGCGTCGGCGCCGGGAACACGGCCGACTGGCCGTTGGCGGCCACGCGGCTTTCCCCGATCACGCACGGCACAAAGGAGTTGGCGACCGTGATCAGAAGGTTCAGGGCGTTCAGTGCGCCGAGCAGAAGCGCGCTGGAGCCGACAACCTGGGCTTCGGAGGCATTCACACCGGTAAAGGCTTGCGGAATGGCGGCGATTGTGCCGACACCGACGAGGCCGGTGTTATTCAGGAACGTGCTCGCCGGATACACCTGCACCACACCGTTCACCAGCACGAGCTGGGCGGCGAGATCGGCGATGGCCTGGGTGACGGCGGTGAAGGCCGTTTCCATGGCGGCCTTCGACACGGCATTGGAGCCGGTCTGGGTGATGCCGGTGAACGAGGTCTGGATCAGCGGAACGATCGATCCGGCGTAGGGCGTGCCGCCGGAATTATCCACCATGGCGGTGAGCTTGCTGTTCAGGGCGATCTGCGCCTGAGTGCGGGCCAAGCCGCGCATAAGGCGCGTCAGACCGTCACTCTCGCGGCTGAAAATCTTCTCGGCGCCGTAGAACTGGTTGCGCTTGATGAACTGGGTGACGATCGCCATGATGGAGCACCTTTATCTGTGCGAGGCTTTATTGCCTCTCCAATACTGGCAATCTATCAGGCGCGCAGTAGGTGCAATTAACTGCACGAGAAGCCGGTCACTTTCGGGCGCCAACCAGAAGTTAATGCATTCGGCTGGGATCGTTCCAGTAATGCCGGTAGGTCAGGTCCACCATAACAGCGCCGCTGATCTTCTTCTCGTCCACATCGTCAATGTAAATATCGCTGCTGGTCTCGATCGTATTTATGGCGAGGCCGCCCCAGGTGTAGTCGATCGCCAGCCAGCGTTGAATGTCATAGAGGATGCGATTCAGCTCGACCGACGACACCTCCTGCGCCTGCCGCACATACCGGAATTCCAGAACGACCGGCAGCGTGCAGTAGTAGAACATAGTCTTGCGCTCTTTGCGCTCGGTCTGGTCATGGATGCCGAGGGTGTAGGCGTGCTTCCACGACAAATCCGTGAGCGGTGCGCGCTGCACGCGGTCAAATTGAGTCGTAAAAGGGTCTGGCAGACCCTCTATCAACTGGCCCATCTGCATCCCCTGAAACGAGGTTCGGATGGCCTCTAAAAGCTGCTCTCGTATCGCGGGCACTTAGAAGGTGCCTACGTCCGGCGGCGCGTTGTTCGCGGGGTCGAGGCGAGTGCCGAGATGGTTGTAGCGGTTCTTGCCTTTATGACCGACGCCCGTGTCTTTGTCGGGTGTCGTGAATTTGCCCGCGACATCATGGGCAGTCGGCAGTTGCCGGGGCTTCGATTTCATAACCAGGCCATTCGGAATGGTCGGCGCGGCATCGGCGCCTGAGTCCGCAGCCTGTTCTTCCATATCCTCGTCATTGATGCTGACCGGCCCAACATACTTGTTCTGAGTCGGCAGTAGCTCCCCAGAGGCATCCATTTTCACCGCGCGGATGGCGCTAAACCCTGCCCACATGACTAGCCTCCTGCACCTGTATCATCACGCATCGACTGTAGCATCTTGTTCATAGCGCGCTCCTGAAAGTACGAGAGCTGGCTTCTGACGGTTGCGCCGAGGCCGAGGCGGGCAGGTATAGTCACTTTATCCTTCAAAACGTATAACGGCACGATCTCCTTGGCACCCCGCTTCTGAAAGATCAGAAGGTTGCCGTTCTTGGATTTGGCGACAAACGTGTTGGTCCAGAACCTCGGCCCCTGCCGCAGCGGCACGCCTCGGCTGTCCAGGGCCGCGGGCAACGGGATGGCGAGGTACTTGGCGTGCTTCGGCACGATGACGCCGCCGTATTCCTGGATGCGCGCGTACACCAGGTCTGAGCCGATATGCCCCTCGATGTCGCCCATCGTGGCCCCAGTCACGCGGACGGATTCTTCGATGGACTTCAGCAGCGCCCCTGACCGGAGCGACAAAGTCTTATCAGTGGTGCCCTGCGGCCAAGGAACGCTATGGCGTTTTCTCAAGGCGACGGCAACGCTCGCCAGATACCCGCGCAATTCGGCGCTCAGCACATCGGAACATCGCTCGTAGGCATGGTTTAGATCGTGTGCGAAAGCCTTCAGGCCGGCAGCCGCGTTCTGCCAGCGGTGGTTATTGTAGTCGAACTCTACGGTGAAGACTTCGACCATCGCTTACACCGGGAGAATGGCGTCCGGCACAACGCGCGAGCGTCGGGCGCAGATGGTGCCGTAATTCTCCTGCAACCCCTTCGGGTTATAGATCGCTTTGGAGTCGATGAAGGCGGGATGCGCGCTTAGGTCGATCCTGGCCCGCAGATTGGCGAGCGCGATCAGCCATGGCGGCACAAGGGTCTGGTCGTAGAGCGTATCATCATTCGCATCCACGCCGAAACCGGACGTGTACTGGATGGTGATGATCTGCCCGTCGAAGCACACGTTGTTCACCGTGACCACGCCTCTGACGTAATCGAAGGTGCAGTTGGGCGTCAGGATCGCCGAGGCGGTGAGCAACGGGTCCGTGTTCGCGAACGGCATAATGGTCGTCCCCTGGTACTGTGTCAGGCTCTCATAGGAGCTGTACTGGGTCACGACCGGCGCGTTGTTTGGATCGGTGGACATAAACCCGTACAGAAGTTTGAACTTCTTGGACGGATCATTCGGGTTCGGCATGAACGTATCGACTTGGCCCGAAACCAGGTCGAAGTCACTTCGCAGGTCAGAACTGAGGCAGAGGGTTGCGGTATCCAACGCCGCCGCAGCCGCCGCCAGGAAGTCCGGCGTTTCCGCCATCCCCATCGAATTCAGCAGCGCGGACGGCGTCAGAAAATACAGCATTAGACCCCGACGCCCTCATCAACCTTTGGGGCCGTACTCTTGCGAGTAATCTTGATGCCACCCTTTGGTGTGGCGATCGGCTCGGCCGCGCTCACACCTTCCTGGCCCACACCTTCCTCGCTCCCGCCGTCTGCGGTAAACTTGAAGTAGCCGCATGGGCGCAGCATTTCGACCTGCTCCTCCGTCACCTGCTCGGCGACCTGGAACTTGAACTGGCGGTTCGGGATTGACGCGACCGAATACGAACCGGCTTTGGTCAGGGTGGCTACGGGCACTACACGTTCTCCTGTTGGGGTCAAAAGAAAGGCGGGGCTGTTATGCCCCGCCTCTTAGTCTCCGGGACTTCCGGTATATCCGCTGCCTGCTTGCGCTTAGTCGGACAGCGTAATGTTGATGCCGAGAGCGGTCGCATCCGGCTCTTCGACCGCGACGGCCACGCGGGCGGTCAGGACGATGATGTAGACGCGCGCCTGGATGTCCTTGTCGAACTCCATCGAGAACTGGCGCTGGACGCCCAAGATCAGGTTCTTCGGGTTCGACAGGAGCGCCTGGCTGTCCGGCATGGTCGCGGAGCCCATCACCGGCACACCGTAGGCGTTCACCAGGCCGGTGCCGGTCAGGGTGGAGTCACCCAGCGCCGTGCCGCGGTTGGCGATGCTGTCGCGCCACATCGTCTCGTGGTTATGCGAAACCGCATAGCGCATCGCGGCCAGGTTGCGGAGGTACTGGTAGGGCAGCGCCATCTTGATGTTGCGGAAGTTGGCCTTGTCCACCCCGGCATTCTGGCAGTCCACCACATGGCCCGACGCCTGCGCGGTCGCCAGCCAGCCGGTGAACAGGCGCATATACGCCTGGTTGTCGGAGGCGTTCGGAGAACCTGAGTTGTCCACGAAGGTCGGGCTGGAGTTGACGCACAGGTCTTCCAGATCGAGGGCGGCGCGCTCAGCGATCAGGGCCAAAATCGTATCCTTGAAGCCGCCGGGACCCTGCGCGTTCGGGGGCGCGTTATCGGCCGCCTGGGCGCGCTCGATGTTGTCTTCGATCACGTCATACGGCAGGTTCACCTGCGCGATGACTTCCTCGGTCTGAAGGTTCACGACGGAGGTGGTCGGCGACACGCGCTGATTCTGCGTCAACGCGGTGAAGTCCTGCGCCGCGCGCAGGATGCGGGTGCCGAAGCCGATCTTGTTGATCTTGCGCTGCGGAGCCAGCATCTCGACGACGCGGGCGTCGCGGAGAATGGTCGGCTCGGCGATCAGGTTCCGCAGGAACACCTGGGAATCTTCGGGCTGCAAATAACCACCATTGGCGATCAGGTTCGAGATCGTCAGGTCGGCCTTCTGGAGAAGTTCGCGGCTGCTGGACATAACTTTTACTCCTTGGTTAATGCCCTTACAGGCGCGTCTTGTAACCCGTGTCGATCAGAGGAAACACTTTGGTATCATTCTTGACGACACGGACTTCGTGGTCGTCGCGGGCTTGGCCCGGAACGAGTGCCGCCAGTGCGCGATCGGTCTTGATGATGCGCGACTGCACACCGTCCACCGTGGACTTGAGATCGGCGAACTGGCCGTCCATCTTCTGAACACTCGCGGCGAGCGCAGCGACGTTGCTGTTCATCACCTGCATGTTCGCGAGAATGGCGGCGAGCGCGTCGCCATCGCTCTTCTTGGCTTTGCCGGATTTCGCGACGCTGGGCGTGTCAACGCCAACATCATTCTCGTCCGGGGTTTCCTCACCGTCCGAAACGGTCGCCGGATTCTCGGGATCGTCCATGTCGTCCGGATTGTCGTCTTCCTCGGCCGGCGCGGTGCCGCCCTTCATCATCGGCGCGGGCTTCTTGGGCTTGCCTTTACCCTTTGCGACACCCTCGGTGTCATCCGGCGTCGGATCGACCATCGGAACAACCGGCGCCGCGGGCTTCTTCTTTTTGCCCTCGGCCTTGGTCACGGTGCTGTACGGCACATCCTGGCACAAGCCGTCACCCGGCGTGGCGCCATCGGAAACGCCCGTGGTGTTTTTCATTTTGCCGGTGGTGGCGATGCTGGCTTCGGGCGCGTCCGGCGAAAACGCATTTGGCGAACCGTCATCCAGGCGGTTGTCGCCTGGGGCGGTCGTAACGCCGCTGACGTTCTTCACCGGCCCAACCGGATTCTGGCCGTCATCGGCGGTGGTGGGATCGGCGTCCACGGCGTCACCATCATCGGCGCGGCCATCGTCCTGGCCGGCGGCGGGAATGACTTTGTAGCCGGCCTGAACCAGCAGAAGGGTTGCATCCGAGATTGCCTGGCTCGCCTTGGAAACGGCTTCGGCCTTTACGACACGAGCGGCGTCTTGCCTGCGGTTGAAGTGGTCGAGATCGAGCACGGCATTGTCTCCCTTCATAAGCCTGATAGGCAGGCGGTTCGCCGGGCGATGCACCAACGAGATGTACTCCACCTTCACCTTGCTCAGTTCGTGGGCATCAACCTGCATGGTCGGCATGAAGCTGCTCCACAAAACTAAACCGATGAGAGTGACCGTGGGCAGCCTCGGTTACCGTTCCGCGCTGGATACGATGCGAGTGCCCGTTCACCTCGTCGGTATCTCCACCGAGAAACTGACCCTGCGGACCATACTTGACCAAAAACGTGTGCTCGTGGTTCTCGGCTTTCGTGGTCTTGCCTGCGAGCCGGTCTGGCACCGTGAGTGTAACGGTCTTGTCGGCGCGCTCGGCGTCGCCATCCAGAGACACGCCGTTGTAGTCCCCGCGTTTAATGGCTTCCCACAGGTTCACATCGGGCACATGCAACCCGACGACCCAGGCAAACGGGATGAATATGGAGTCGTCCTCGCGGGCGACGAAGCTCTCGACAACGATGATCCCTGAGAGCCGGTGATTGTGGTTCAGGTCCACATTGTCCATTTTGCTGAGCTTCATGAAGCTGTAGGCCATGTCCCGGATTTCCGAGGCTGTCATGAAGTCGCCCTGGCTATCCGGGATACCGGGGGCGTACACTTCGGTCCAAAGGACCTGAAGCTCGTCGTCTGCTTTTTTGAAATTGAAGCGGGTGTCCATGCGGACAAATTACGCGGGTCGTGTCCGTGCAATTAACTGCACGCGGGACGGTGGCGCGGGTTAGGCTCCGGCGGCGTGCAGGTCGCGTCCCAGTTTAATGATGCGATCGCGCCAGGCGAGTACGTCAAGCCATTCCCGAGGTATGGCGCTTAGGCCATACGCGGCTCCGGCTATCTGCCCCGTCACTGCGCCTACGGTGTCGGCGTCATCGCCCAGATTGACTGCG